ATTGCTGCTGGTTCGTTCAAAATCACTGTGGCGAACGTTGGTTCGACTGCAAGCGAAGCCATTGTGCTGAGCTTTGTAGCTCTGAAGGGCGCAAGCTCCTGATGGGTTTATTCGCCTTTAGGCGGATGAAGGAACGTGAGGCTGCTGCGCAAGCGGCAGTCTCTAGTTCTGAAAAGCCTGCCCAGAAAACTTCTACTGTGACGCCTGATGGCAGTAACAATCGACGCAACAGCGGGAGGCGCAAACGCCAACAGCTACATAACACTGGCTGAAGCCGACACTTTTGTGGAGGCGATGATCAGTAGTTCTGATGTATCAAAGTGGACTACTGGCAACGATGACACGCGCAATCGTGCTTTGACTGCTGCTGCAGAGAGGCTTGATCGCGAAAGATTTTTAGGTGCTCGCGCAACAGATACGCAAGCAAGGCAATGGCCGCGTACTGGTGTAAGAAAGCCAGACACGTACGTGAACACATTTTCAACGGGCTTTCCGTTCCGCATATCTGACGATTACTACACCGACACCGAAATACCTGATCAAGTCAAACGTGCTCAGATTGAGTTAGCCGTTTATTTGAAAAACAATGTTGATGGCATCAGCCTTGGCGGTTTAGAAGATTTCAAGAGCGTCAAGATTGGCAGCCTTCAAGTAACACCTGATAAGACCGGAGCCATTGGCGCTGATCGTGTACCACCAATGTTTGAAAGGTACTTGACAGGTCTTAGAATCAGTGGACCAGGCAACATCGCAATCAAACGGAGCTGATCATGGGTTACGGATCTGGATTTGAGCCCACAAAGGCAACGATCATCACCAATACAGCAACTCACACTGCCAAGTTTGTGAAGTTGATGGCGCTTGAGGATTCTGTAATCCATACGCTGACAGCAGAAGGAATTGATGAAAACCTTGCCGGAGGCGATGCGACTGGGGTCAATTTCAATACATCGTCTTGTATTGAGGGTCTTGTGATCACTTCGGTCAGGCTGACTTCTGGCACTGTCATTGGATACATTGCCTGATGGGACTTGCCCAGTCGCTAGTAAATGCTGCAAGCAAAGTCGTCGGCAAGCTCGGCGGTGACGTAACAATACGTTTTGTTACAGCTGGCAGCTACAACACCACGACTGGGGTGGTTGCTGAATCTGTCAGCGACACAGATGTTAAGGGTGTGCTTGAGGCTGTAAATGTCCGCGAGGTCAATGAGCTGATTCAAGCTGGTGACAAGCGTTTGATTGTCAGCGTTGAAGATTTACCAGCAGCACCTGAGACAAAGGATCGCGTTGTCGTTGAAGGTGTAGTGCATCAGATCATTCGTGTTGTAACGCAAGAACAGGACAACACGGCGATTACCCATGAACTGATTTTGAGGGCTTAACGATGGCACGTGATATCAAGATCGATCAGATTGCAGATCTGATGGGAGAGGAAATCCAGGAAGTCGTGAAGCTCACTGCGACTAGCTGGATTAAGCAAGTAAAAGAAGAAACCCCTGAAGACACTGGGACGCTGCGAAATGCTTGGGAACTTGAAATTGGGAAATTAGAGGCAAAAATTACTAATAGGATGGAATACGCCGAGCCTGTAATCTACGGCAATAATTTGCCCCCAAGTTGGGGCGGTAAATATAGAACGCTTAAAAATACGCAGCCTGGCTTTCCTGATCGTATTGCTAAAGAAATAACTGTTAATGAGGTGCCTAGCTTTATTGCGAGATTCAGGAGGCGCAACTAATGGCCGCTGCTGACCTTAATACCATCAGATCTGTATTAGAAGGCAGGTTGGCAACTGAGCTTGCCAACAGCCCTGTAATTCCAGTCGTGTTTCACAACATGGCCTATGAGCCAACGCCTGATAGCTCATGGGTGCAATGCCTTGTCAGCTTTGGTGCTAGTCAGTATTTAGGCCATGGTTTGACGACCAATTCCCAAAACCGAATGGTCGGCCTAATGACAATCAACATTTTCAGTGCATTAGGCGTAGGACCTGGCGCTAATTACGTTATCGCCAAGAGGATTCGTGACCTATACAATAGGGTCATTGTGTCGGGGGTTTTCTTCGACGCTCCAACTGGTCCAGAGGTTATAGCTTCGGCTTCTCCTGAGGGCTTTCTGCAAACTCAGGTCCGTGTGACCTTTGAATTCATCGAGGAACTCTGACCATGGCAACTATTCGCGGAGAACAAGGCGCAGTCCAGTTTGAAACTGGCAGCGGTAGTCTTGCAACGGTTGTCGGCACTCGCAGCTGGAGTTTGACAATCACGAAAGAAACTTACGAGACCACCGATCATGGTGACACGTTTAGAAATTTCATTGGTGGCTTGATTTCTGGCACTGGCACAGTTGAACTGGTTTATGACCCTGATGCGACTGGTCAGGCCGGATTTATTGAAGATGTTGTCAAAGTAAACGATGCTACTGATGCCAGTTTCGAGTTGTTCACTACTGGCACGTCAACCGGAACTGACAGTGTTGCTTTTGGCGGCATCATTACTGACATGGAAATCACTTCTACTGTCGGTGAGCTTGTGATTGTTTCGTGCAGTTTCCAGACCTCCGGCACTATCACTTCTAACTTGCAGTAATGGGTCTATAGTTTGTGTGATACGTTCAAACTATTGAATGCCTGCTAAAGGTCGCACTGTTGATTTGCTGGTTGAGGCTTTTGACCTTAACCAGCGCCGAAAATTTGAATTGAAGAATGCAGCTGGCGAAATCATCGTCAATCTGTATTTCAAGCCAATTACACGCGCAGACAGGAAAAAAGCGCAAAGTATGGCTGGGACCGAAGAAGCCTTAGACATCAGCACGCAAATGCTGTGTCAAATGGCCGAACTAGAGGATGGCAGTAAGGCTTTTGCCTCTGCTGATGCGCCTAAACTTCAACGACAGCTGCCTGAAACTGTCCTTAACGAACTTGAGCTGTTTTTGTTTGGTCTTGGTGATGAGGCCGACTTAGAAGAAGCAAAAAACGACTGAGGCAGGACAATTGGACTTATTTTGAGTTCTTTTTGGCCTGCGAGCTTGGAATGACAGTAAGCAGGCTCCGCATGGAACTAACCGATGCGGAGCTTATGTATTTCGCTGCGTTTTACGAAGTTAAAGGGGAACGTGAGGAGAAAGCGATGCAGCGCGCAAAGCAAAGTCGGCGGTAAGATGAGCACATTGCTAGGAGGTTATGGCAAGGGCTTCGGTAGAACTGATTGTCGAAGCCGCCAAGGCCGTCAACCCGCTGCGCCAAGTAGAAAGGCAGGCAAGAAGGGTTGAAAACCAGTTAGAAAAAACACGCAAAAGCACAAAACGAGTAGAGGCTGCTTTTATCCTGTTTGGGCGCAAAGGCGCTAACGCTATTCGTGACCTTGAGAAAAATACTGCTCGTCTTGGCAAACGCATGAGCGGTTTGCGCGGTGCGGCAGTTAAGGCAGCTGTTGCATTTGTTGCGTTTAAGTCTGGGCAAGCGGCTATAGGCCGAATTGAATCGGTTAGGCGATTGCAGCGATTAGGCAGTGCCTATGGTGAAGTTGCGCAGTTGCAAGACGCCGCAACAAGAGCGTCGAAGACTTTTGGCTTAAGCCAAACCGAAGCCAATAAACAATTTGCGCAAATTTTTGCACGATTGCGTCCAGTTGGTGTGTCATTGAAAGATATTGAAAGTACATTTGTCGGCTTTAACACTGTTGCTCGTTTAAGTGGTGCGTCCTCTGTAGAAGCGTCAAACGCATTTACTCAGCTTGCGCAAGCCTTAGGCAGCGGAGTTTTACGTGGTGATGAATTTAATAGCATTTCTGAACAAGTGCCGGGCATTTTGACGGCAATTAGCAAAGAAACTGGCATTGCACAAGGCAACCTTAGAAAATATGCAGCAGAAGGAAAAATTACATCTGATATTGTCATGAATGCGTTAAAACGCATTGAAAAAGAAGGCGCGGGCGACCTGGAAGATGCAATGAATGGCCCCGCGCAAGCGTTTGTAAATTTTAAAAATGTTGCAGATAATGCATTAGTTGCTCTTGGTGAAAAGTCAATACCAGAGGTTGTGCGCTTAATCGATCACATGAGTGACGCAATTGAAGGGTTAATGCCAGTCATTAAAAGCGTTGGCGGTTTTGCAGCAGAAGTTCTCGGCGGTATTGCTGACACAATTGATCGGATTCGAGATCCTAGTAAAGCACAAAAACTGATGCAAGATCACCTTGCAGAAGGTCGCAGAAAAGCTGCTTTAAAAAGACCTGGAGTTCAAAATGTTCCTGTTAATACTGAAGAGCAAGCAAGATTTAATGCAATGTTTGCGGCTGTTATCGCCCCTTCTGTATCTAGTGAATCTGCAACGCAGCCGCCACCTGCAAATAAAATTCAGCCTACTGGAGGGCTCACAAGCGCAGACAAAATCAGTGACGCAGAAAGGTTAACTGAGGCAACTAAAACAGAAATAGAAAATCTTAAGCAGCAGGCAACTTTAGCGACTGGGTTAACCCAACAAGAAAAAGACATGTTGCAGTTGAAGATAGATATTCAAAAAGTTGAAGCAAATCGAGCTTTAGTCGGAGATGATCTCACTAAGGCGCATAAAGAACGATTAATAGCCACATTTGCGCAAAAAAACATTGAGCAAGCTCTTAACGATGATCGAGACAGGGCAGTTCAACGTCTAGAAGACGCAGCAGATGCAAAGGCAAAGGCAGATGCAGAAGAGGCAGCCCGTGTTCAAGAGTTAAATGGTTTCTATCAAAGCATTGCTGACACAATTCAGGCAGGAATTGTTGGGGCAATCCAAGGCGCTATTGACGGATCAAAATCATTAAAAGAGTCGTTGTCTGGGCTTTTGAAGCAGGTCGGCGGCCTGTTTTTGAACAGAGCTATTGGCAGCGTTATGCCAACATTTGGCGCTGAAGGGCTTTACGTTAACAGCCCAACAAATGCTGTAATTGGCGAAGGTGGTGAGCCTGAGTACGTTATTCCTGAAAGCAAAATGCGCGAAAGCATGGCGCGTTATTCACGCGGCTCGCGTGGTGCTGGTGTCATACCTGACAATGAAGGCGCGACAGCTGCAAATGCAGCTGGTGGCGGTAGTGGTGGTTCTGTTGATGTGCGTTTTAATGTGGAACGTATTAACAGCGTTGACTATGTAACCGCCTCAGAGTTCCAGGCTGGCATTGCACAGGCTGCTCAGCAAGGTGCCCGTGAAGGTGAACGCAGGGCACTTGGTTCGATGCAAAATTCACCCGCTGTACGCCGTAGGGTTCGGATCTAATGGAATTTGTTTTCGGTCATTTGCTAGAGGTTGGACCATCTGGCGGTCTTAATGAGTTCAAGTTTCAAAACTATGCACTAGGCGAAAATGTTAACGATTATTCGTTTTTGCCTTTTGGTTTCGGCGGCGCAATCGCCACACTGCAAGGCGATAATCTAGATGCAACATTGCAGTTTGCAAATACTCAAATTACAAGAAATTTTGTTATAGCAGCAATAGAAAAAAGCCATGTAGCAAAAGTTTCTACGATTCTATGGAATCCTGCGACTTTTGCAGTAGAGCAAACTCTTTATGATTATTTTGGCGTTTGCGCTGCTGGCGGTTTAAATGAAACAACAATACAAGTTAAGTTAAATTCTGTTCTTGACGCTGTGCAAGCAAACGTTCCTGGTCGCAGGCTAAATCGTAACCAAGTTGGTAACATCCCATTTACGTCGCAAGTAAGTGTGTAGTCAGCTTATTGGTCGTAAGTATGAATACGGCAGCAGCGATTGCATCAATTTAGTTTTTGATGCCTTAGACATTTTAGGGATTGATAATCCAGGCGTTCAAGCTGACTGGTACAACATGAGCCCGAAACAAGTCTTGGGAGAGCTTGAGTTTTATTGTGACCGGCTTGTTAGCCCCAGTTATGATGGCGACATGGTATTGCTGAACGTAAGGCCGATGGCCTTCGGAGTTTTATGGCAGAGAGGCATCCTCTACATCAACAATTTGCTTTCCGCAGTGGATTGGAAACCGGTGGGGAACTTTTCAATCCGCCGCTCCTACCGTATGAAAAATCGCTGATACGGGCGATTGGATGCAGTGAGGACGAATATCGGGAACTGATCCGCCATGCAATGTTGCGACAGCGGGTGCGTCCAGCGGAGTACGACCATATTCCTCACATAGTCAATGATCCAGTTTTTACGCCTACGTTTTTTGCTCAACTTGCAATCGGTGTTGCGTTAACAGCGGCAAGCGTTTTGCTAGCTCCTAAAAATCAACCGCAAGATCAAGCGAAAGTAAAAGGTAAAAAACTTGCAGATCAGATTGGTCCGACACGTTTTAACCAAACAACCAACTTCGATAACGTCGCAAGTTTGGCTGAATTAAATCAGCCAATACCAATTCCTTTTGGCAGCCCTGGCACTGGTGCAGATAGCCAGCCTACTGGTGGCTTAATTATTGCTCCTGCGCTTGTGTGGTCAAGGCTTTACGCATACGGTGCTTTCCAGGCCTATGAAGGGATTTATGTTGCTGGTCAATTCGGTTTAGCAACGCCAGATCTTGGCGGTATTCTGCTGGGAACATCTGCTTTGAACGCACTGCATGATAAAGAATACGCATTTTATTTTTCATCTAATAAAGGCGGAAATCGACCTAAAGAATCAAATATCTTGCATGGAAAACAAGGCCCTGGTGCAACTGGCACTATGGGGAGAAACATTTTCAAGACCCCATTGATTCCTGACAACGATGAAGGAATTAGAAATTTTTCTATGGCTTACACGCCAAGCGGTGATACATCATTTGGCACAAGCAATCCAATTCATAATGGCACCGCATATCGCTTTAATTGGGAAGTAATAAGTGCCCCATTTGTATCAACTGAAGGCTCTGGTAATGCCACTGCCCGTAAACAAATTCAACGAAACCGCAGAAAAATTGCAGGCACTAAAGCTGATCAGTTGCACACTGTTGGCAGTGAAGCAGGACAGCCTGGCGTTGGGCGTTCGTATTCTCGGTGCATGGGCTTAACGACGTATAACGGCGTTGAAACCCAAAAAAAACAAATACATACTGCAAACATAGGAGATTTGACAGTTTTTGAAATTGATGAATTTGCGACTGATGTCGTTCCTCAAAATATAAATATTGAGCCAGTCGACGATAAAATTACTCAAAAATTCAAAGAGCTTACAGCTGATCAGACGCTTGGGTTTGTGGGCAGTGAAATAGATCTTTCTGATTTAATAAATTCTGCAAAAGGATGGACGGAAAAAACTGCTGACCTTTTAGTTGTTGGTTCGCGTTGGATGATCAATGGAAGTGTATGGGTTGTTAATAACGTTACTAAAGGTAGAAAGGGAAGGCTAAAAATTACTTTAGAATGCGTTGAAATTTTTGGCAATAGAGATATTGGAGTTGCAGGGACAGACGCTGTAAGGAAAAGTTTGAGTGGGTATGAAGGAGGCGCATTTGATAAAGACGTTCATTGCGATGAAGCGCATTACAACATTTGCAAAGTCAACATTGCGAGCATTCGCCCTGTTCGCAGAGATGCTCGTGTTATCGAATTAGGAATACAAAGCCAGGTATTTAACAAAGCGTCTGGTCTTTGCAATTTTAATGCAGTACCAAGTCCTGACCGACTTTTCAAATTGGACAAAGACGACGTGCAACTCAACACGCCAAGGATGGATAAATTTTTCAAGCGATCTTCCTGCTTTTCAATTTACGTTAGAAGGGTTAAAGAGAATAACCAGCCTGAAGAAAATTACGATCGAATCCCTGTGCTTCTATGCGTCCAGGGCAGTGCTCCTGTTACCCAGAATAATTTTATAAGAATAAAGCCACAAGATAATGGCTATTATGAATACAAAATAGTTCCTAGGTCTGGCACGGATGTTGCATTAAATTCTCGTAGAAATGCTGAGGTGATAATTTTGGATGCAGCTGAAGGCACGCCTTACGCTGAAAAAAACAACCTAGAAGAAATAACTATCAGCAGAGAAACTGCGTTCGGCAAATTTGAGCTTACAACGCAAGGGCGGGAGGCATTTGTTAAAGATATAAGGCAAAGCGCAGAAATGGTTACTAACCCGGCCAAAACTGGAAATATCATTGAAGTCAAAAAACCTGAAGCCATTAACTTAGTACAAAAAAGGACTAATAAAGGTGGTGGATTTTTGAAACAAGTGGCTTTTCTTCATGAATTGCTAGGAGATGTAAGAGGTCCGGATACAGGAAATGGTCAACTTGTGTCTTCAGACGATATAACAATTTCTGTAGACGCTAACAGGACCATTACTGTGCAAATTAGTGCTAGAATAAGAATAACTTTTCCAGGTGACGACGATTTTAACGATCGATATTTCCGTGCAAATGCAACAACAGATGATGATCTAAATTCAGCTCTTATTTACAAAGAACTTGATTTTAAAGTAATTAGATCAACAGGCGAATTTTCAAAAGACGATCGTTTTACAATTACTGCAGATATTGGAAAATCCAATCCATATAGGCAGTTTGTTGCGGAGAATGATCCCGGGAGAGAATATACTCAAGTTTATTTTGACATGATAGTTACAGAAATAAGCAAAATACCCGATGAACAGTTGCGTACAGCTGACAGAGTTTTTGAAGAGTTTACACAATGCGCTGATCTTAGTTACTATCAAGAACTAACAAAGTCAAACGAATCTGGCCCAGAGCATAAAATTGTGTATGTCAATGAGTATGTTGGGAATCAAGATTTAGCAATATATGATGATATGTCTACGATTGGCTTCACTGTTAAATCTAGCGGTCAAATTGCTGAAGTTAGTCAGATGCGTTTACGGTCAGCGTCTGGCATTCCTGTAGAACGTCTAATTGAGGGAGATACAGCCCCTAGCAATTTACTGGCAGATCTTGTCTTTTATTTGTTAACAAACGAATCTCAAGGAGTAGGCAAAGTTGTTCCAAGTGAATTAGTTGACAAGGACTCTTTACGAACTACAGCACGTTTCTTACGTGCTAACCGCATATTTTTTGATGGTGTTTTAGAAGATAGCGAAAGTTTCAGAAGTTTTTTATATGACAATGCACCCTTACAGCTTTGTACATTCACAATAAAAAATGGACGCTTTGGAATGATGCCCGCGTTGCCGTTCAATTCAAATCATGAAATCAGTCTTGATCCAGTAGACGTTCGCCAAATTTTTACCGCTGGCAACATAATTGAAGACACGTTGCAACTTCAATATATTGACGTTGCTCAACGTTCAGATATTCGTGCGCTTGTAACGTGGCGGGTAACAAGAGGAAATGATTTGCCATATCAGGCAACGGCACTGGTGGAATTTAAGGATACAGAAGGGCCTAAAACTGAACAGGCTTTTGACTTGAGTGAGTTTTGCACAAATCGATCACAGGCCCTTCGGACAGCTCAATTTTTGCTTAGTACACGGCGTCGTGTCAGCAAAACAGTTAGTTTTAAGACAGTACCAGACGCTTTATCAGTTGAGCCTGGTTCGTACATCAGAGTTATCACGGAAGCTGCTACCTATAACTCTGCTGCGAATGGTGCGATAACAGACGCGGGAACTTTGCAAAGCATTAAATACATTACTAATGGTACATATGATGCTTTGGTTTATAAACCAGCAACTCAAGAAGTTATTGAGACAAAATTAGAAGTGGCAAACAATGCCATTACAGATTCAAATTTTTATGGCTCTTTGTTCACCTTGCTGGAACAAAACACAGACTTCAGTGTTTATCAGATTGAGCAGCTAACGCTAGATGAAGATGGCCTAGTGTCGATCAGTGCTGTAGAGGTGCCGACCAACGACTCTGGCGTTAGTCTTGTAGTTCAAGACGTTTTAACTGAATCCAACTTCAAAATCACTGAATGATGGCTTTCCCATCTCTAACCCCAACCGGTCGCCAGTTCACGCCAGGAAATTTTCCTAGCAAAGCCTATAACTCGCAATCTGGCGCAGAGGTGCGGATTCTCTATGGATCACGACGTGTCAATGCCACGTTGAGCTTGTCTTATGCAAACGTGCAGGACGCAGCAGCCGAATCGTTTTTGACCGACTACATAGCCCAGTTGGGCACGTTTCGGGCCTTTACGTTGCCAGCAAACGTGTTTGAAGGATGGTCGGGATCTAGCAGTTCTCTTGATGCGCCTCCTGGCACTAAGTGGCGATATGACAGTCAGCCGCAAGTGCAAGCGGTGCGTCCAGGCATCAGCAGCGTTACAGTGTCCTTACGAGCAGTGGCCTAATGGCAAAAGTCTATTCAGGCAGAGACGGCGTGATGCAGCTTGCCGGAACGAACCTTGCCAAGGTTGTCAATTTCTCACTGCAAGCAAATCTTGAAACACTTGAAACCACTACTTTAAGCGAAAACATTCGCAGCTATACACCAGGAATTGCAGGTTATAGCGGCAACGCAACTCTTTTGTACTACAAAGACGACACCGGAAAAATAAACACAACTGACCTACTAAATAAACTTTACAAGGCTAACGCAGACGGCGTTAGCAGCAACGACACTGTAGAGCTTACTTTTCGCTGGGTTGATAATGCAGATTTGAATGATATTAAGTTGACTGCTTACATAACAAGTGCAAGCATCGGCGCTTCTACTGGAGAAATTGTGCAAGCGCAAATCAGCTTCCAAGGAACTGGCGCACTTTCAACGGTAACGATCTGATGAGCGTTTACCTAGGCACTCACGGCGAAATTGAGCTGCAACGCCAATTTGGCGATGTTGAATTAACATCAACAATCAACCCTTCAGACGTAAACGCTACCAAAAAACGGTTTAGTTTTGACTTTGAGCATGGTCAGTTAATTAGTGGTGACCAGATCGAAATTACAAGCACTGACAATTCAGTTTTAGATTTTATTGACAGCTATACAGATACCAGCGTTAAAAAATTTATTCACGTTGACGAGCTAGACGGGATCAGGCTTTACAGCACGTTTGCTCACGCTGTGAATGGCGGAACAACAAATGCTATCGCCCTGACTGCACCTGCAAATAATATACCTATTCGCGTCAAAGTACAAAATTCAGAGTACAAAGTTTTAGCGCAAGTTAATAATTTTGAACTTAATACGGAGCGAGAAACGGTAGACACGACTACTTTGTCGGATGAGTTTCGCAGTAGGATAAGCACATTAATGTCCGGCTCAGGCCGAATGTCTTGTTTTTGGGAATATACCGGCAATCAAGACAAAGAGCTGCCAAATTATCTTGTTGAGTTAATACTACGAACCAAGGTTGGCAGTCAATTTAAAGCACGTTTTTATATTAAAAGATCTGACCACAATCCAAGTGGAATTTTAGCCGCTTCAAACGATGAGATTTTTTATGAATTTAATGGTGTTTTAACTGGCTGCGCTGTGCAATTTGCGCCGAACAATACAGTGCAAGTCCAGGCTGACTTTATTAGTACCGGACCAATCCAGCTGCGGATGGATCTTGAGGTGGAATCAAAGCTGCTGCAAGAGGACGCTAATGACATATTGACAGAAGAAGGAGCTGGAAACGCAATCTTGCTGGAAGGCCCGTGATTGCAGCTCTATGATGAGCCCATCGTGGTTCAGACGTAGCGTTTCATGGCTGACCTTAAAATCAGTGAACTTGGCAGCCTTGCAGGGGCTGACTTAGTCGCTGCAGACGTAGTTGCTGTTGTTGATAACAGCGCAAGCGAAACCAAGAAGCTGACGGTCAGTGACCTTATTGCTAACGGCGTCACGTTAATTTCTGACGCAACGATTCCTAGCGCAAAGGTCTTGTTTAGTGCAGGATCAGTGAATGCTGCTGCTCTTGCGAGTTCTGCCGTCGAGACTGCCAAAATAAATGACTCAGCTGTTACGGCAGGAAAGCTCGCCGACAACTCAAGCGTCACGCTGGTTTCTACGCTTCCTGGTTCTGGCGATTTTGTTGGACAGGTTGCCTTAGACACGGATGATTCAAAAATCTACGTTTGGTCAGGGTCAGCTTGGACAAGCGTCAAAGCTGCTGGTTCGATCAACGTTGTAAGCGGCAGCACAAGCGGTCTTGTCAATATCACGGCAACCACTAGCGGCGACACCGTAACGATCAGCACGACGCTGGACGATACTTCTGCAGCTCGTCAGTTTCTTGCTGGTCCTACTGGCTCCGGTGGAACCGTTGGCTATCGAGCAATTATTGGAACAGACTTGCCAACCGCCTCAAGCTCTGAAAAAGGTGGCGTGATTGTAAATGGCAACGGCTTGGCGATGTCTGGGGACACGCTGACTGTTAACAACAGCGTCACAGCTGAAACAACAGAAAACCACCTAGTCAAATATGACGCTAATGGTCTTGTCACCAGCGGTCGTGTTATTGCGTCTGGTGATGTTCCGGTTGCCACGTCATCTACAACTGGCTCCGTATTGCCTGGAACCGGTTTAAGCGTAACTGGCTCTGGTGTTTTAAATCATTCAAACAGCCTCACTGCTGCTACTGGGCCAAAAATTACTTTTGATGCTCAAGGCCATGTAACCGGCAGCACTGCTCTTGTTGCCACAGACATCCCAGATTTAGATGCAGCGAAGTTAACGACAGGTAGTTTGCCTTCTGCTCGGATTGCTGATGATGCGATTACAGCGGACAAGTTGGCTGATCGTTCAACAGCAACGATTGCGGAGGTTACACCTGCTGGTGGTGCATTTATTGGCCAAACCCATCTAAACAGCATTACGGGAGATTATTTTCTCTGGGATGGAAACGTATGGCAGCCAATCGGTATCAGTGTTGGTGAAATTGTTTTAGCCGGAACTTACAACGCAACAACAAATTTAGTCGCTACGGTAACGACTGAAGGCACTGCGGTTGGTTACACCGTTGGGCAAGCCTTGCCTGCCGCTTCTTCTAGCAATAAAGGGCATTATGTAATTATTAGTACAGCCGGCACTGGCACATCACCTGCCCCGACTGTTGCCTTGTCACCGCCTGATTTCTTGTTATCTACAGGCACTCTTTACACAGAAATTGACGTATCGCAGACAGTTACTGCGCAGCAAGCATCAAACGTTCAATTTACCCCTACTGGCAGCATTGCTGCTAACAACGTCCAAACAGCTATCGCAGAAGTTGATACTGAAAAGGCTCCAAAAGCTAGCCCGACATTCTCGGGCACAGTTTCGCTAGATACGGCAGCAACAATTCAGTTTGAAGGTTCTAGTGCTAACGACTTTGAAACAACTTTAACGGTCACTGATCCAACAGCTGACCGGACAATTGCGCTGCCTAATGTTTCTGGCACCCTTGTTTCAACTGGCGATACCGGAACTGTAACCAGCGCGATGATTGCTGATGGAGCAATCGTCAATGCTGACATCAACGCTGGTGCAGAGATTGCAGTCAACAAACTGGCAAACGGTACAGCGCGTCAACTGCTGCAAACTGATTCTGGAGGATCAGGCGTTGAATTTACAAGCAACGTTGATGTCCCTGGAACGTTAGACGTAACGAGCGCGGCAACGTTTGATTCAACGGTTGCTGTCGCCGGGCTGTTGAGTGCAAATGGCAAGCTGGCATATCCAGCGGGCTCTGCTGCTGCAGTCAGTTTGTATTCAGGATCAGATACTGACACTGGTATCTACTCACCAGGCGCTAATCAGTTTGGTATTGCAACTGCTGGAACTTCACGCATTGTTGTTGACGCAAGTGGAAATGTTGGGGTTGGTACTACGAGTGCCAATGTTGGGTCTTTTGCGACTGGTCTCACTGTTGCTACAGAGGCTAGCAACACTGTCTCTGCTTTAGAGTTAATTGGCGACAGAGGCGGCGATGGTGCTATTTCTACAATTGCTGCATACAATCATCGTAGTGGGAATAATTATCCTCTCGGCAAAATTGAATTTACCAGGGATGGAGGAAATGATACTCACGGCGGGATTAATATCTATGGATACAACGGCACGTATTCTGGAATAACTATAGATCAAGCAGGAAATGTTGGGGTTGGCACCACGTCGCCTGACCAAATGCTGCATTTGTCAAATAGTTCCGGTCCGGTCTTAAGGTTTGAAAATACAGATACAACAATTAGCAGTGGAAACTCTTTTGGCTCTATTGAATTTGAATCCAAAGACTCTTCATCATCTGCTGGCGTAGTTGCAAAAATTGAAGGTTTTGCACCGACTGGAATGGACGGTTCTTCCGCAAATGGTGGAGCAATTCGTTTTTCTACAGCAACGGTTAATCCAGTAAATTTAACTGAGCGCCTCAGAATTAGCTCATCGGGCAACGCTACATTTCAAGAAAGCGTCGGCATTGGAATTACGCCAAGCACTTCACCACTTGAAATCTTATCTGGAACTAGCAATAGTTCATTAATTGAAGCCAGTGGTGCATCTGCTGGACGAGGTCTAAAAATATCAACATTTGCAAATACTGCAAATGATGCTGGAGTTTTATTTGACGCTCCTCATTCAACTTATGGAACGCTAGCGTTTGGAACAAGCGGAGTTACTGCATTAACAATTGACACAAGCCAACGGGTTGGAATTGGAACAACTTCAACCATGACCGATGCGCAATTAACACTAGGAGCTTCAACTGAAGTTGCTCTAGGTTTTCAGCGTACAGGTTCAGGCAAATTTGACGCTGGCATCAAAGTCTTTGATGGTCATATGACTTTTCTAAACGGTAGTGATTCAACTACTGTTTCTGGACTTTCCGAGCGCCTCAGGATTGACTCATCGGGAAATGTAAAAATTGTAAGCGAGCATTTACGATTTAATACTTCAGGGAAAGGAATTATTTTTGGTACTGACGGTGGCAGCAACAGGCCATCTATTATTGGCAACTACACAAGTTCTAGTAACAACGAGATTGCTTTTAATGTTACTGGCTCCCAGCGGATGAGCCTGGATTCATCAGGCAGGCTGTTGGTAGGTACATCTACTGCGCGTAACGATTTTAATAACGGTTCTGCATCTTGCAAAGTGCAGGTAGAAGGTACTGACTTTGCTTCTTCAAGTCTTTCAGCTACACGAAATTCTGTTGATGCAGGAAGCCCTACTCTCGAACTTTCAAAAACACGAAGTGCCTCGATTGGAGGAGTTACGGTTGTTGCAAATAACGATAAACTTGGGACCATTAATTTTGCCGGGTCAGATGGAACAGATCTTGTCCGTAGTGCCAGGATTGAAGCTCAAGTAGACGGCACACCTGGCGCTAACGACATGCCAGGTCGCTTAGTGTTCTCCACTACTGCCGATGGTGCGTCATCACCAACCGAGCGACTCAAAATTGACTCATCGGGCAATTTGATTGCATATGGCACGGTTCAAACTGATGGAGCATTTGTTTCTCAAGGTGCAAACGCTGCAGGGTATTTATTTCAAGGCAATAACAATGGCTCTGAAGTTTCATTTCTAAAAGACGATGGCTCCGCTAAATTTACGGGTAACGTAACCGCTCGTGCTCTAGTTGTGGAGCATCCGCTTACAGGCAATACCTCAATTACTACATTTTCTAATGGCAATGATGAAGAAGTAATTGCATTTAAAGCTAACGGATCCGCTTCATTTGCGAGTGGTATAGATGCTCTAGGTACTTACAGCTCAACAGCCAATACAAGACAGTTTTCAATAAATAGTGGTGGAGTCTTTATTAAGTGTACGAGTACCGACACTGATACATTCACTGCTTTGAACGTAGTCAAATCACCAGGAACTGGTGGCAACGCAACCTCTATTGCATCGATCGGCGGTAACGGCTCCGCTATATTTGCGGGTCAGATCACAGCCGTAGGCAATGATGGTTCTTCAGGGTTAACAGTTAACACTACGGCCGCAGGCAAAGGTGTAACAGTTTTGGGTGCGACAGGTGGTGATATTAGATTAAAAGGTAATGGTGCTGCTACATTCACTGGCTCAATTACAGCAAGTAACGTTTCTGACGTACGCTTCAAAGAAAACATCACCGATGCAAACCCACAACTTGCAGATGCTGTAGCTCTTGGTTCACAACTTAAAAACTTTGATTGGAACGATGACGCACCACTTAACGAAGAACTACGTGCAAGACGTTTCCTTGGTTTGGTTGCACAAGAAGCTGAAAAAGTTTGCCCTGAATTAACTTATACCGTGCCTCGCACTAAACAAGGCAAAGAACTTACGCCTGCTGTGCTAGATGAAGAAGGCAATGAGACTAAAGCTGCAACCTACGAAGAATTAGACGACAGCTACAAAGCTATTAACCATGAGATACTTGTCATGAAACTGCTTGGCGCTGTTGCTGAATTATCAGCCAAAGTCGCTGCCCTTGAGGCTGGTTGACAGTAATCCGCCCCGTGGCAACGCGGGGCTTTCCATTTACACTAATCCTGCATTCGTTTAACTATGGCAAACACCTACGTTTGGAAAGTCGGTCAATGTGATCGCACTCTTGCTAATGGCATGATCAACACGCTCCACTACACAGTGAATGCCACTGATGAGGATGGAACGTATAGCGTTGGCGCTTATGGCTCTGTTGGTCTTGAGCCTGCAGATGCAGAAGACATGATCAAGTATGACGACGTAACAGAGGCGCAGGCTGTTTCATGGGCGCAAGCTGCTCTTGGTGGTGCGGACAAGGTTGCTGAAATTCATGCAGCATTGGATGC